TTGCCTTCGACATAGATACGGGTTGGTTTGACACACATTACAGAGGGCCTATACCGTTGTTGTACCAACAAATGAGAATGATAGCGACAGCTACCACAATAAATGCGCCAGCTGCGCCTTGTAACAATGGTTCCACAAGTAAGTCCTTTTTTTGAGGTGGTAAACCACCTTTAGAGTATTGGCTCAGTAAATGCAACACTGTGTCAAGTAGTGTTGCGCCCCCCAGTCTGGCGAGTGGGGGGCGAGAGGGAGAGAAGATGCGGCGTTGCAGGAACGATCCGCCTAAAGGCGCGAGGAGTTTTGTGTGTGTTTTTAGGGGGGGGGTGGTTAAGACCCACCCCCCTTGCGACTACGCCCCCCGATATGGGGGGCTGTCGCTAAGAGAAGAAAGAAAGAAAGCAAGAGGCCGAATCCCAAGGGATGCAGGTATGCGCGGCCGTAGATAGCTTTATTAGTTTTCTGTTTTGTTTTTAAACACACGTTTTTAGGTTGAGACGTTCGCTAAAGCGAACTAAGTGGCGAAGTTTTAAGACTTCTTTGTGATTTGTCATGATGGGTCGGATTGACAGCCCGTCAACCCCTAAAGGGGTCGCCCCCAGGCTAACGCTTGGGGGCTTGACTGGCAGTAAATCCTATCCCGCTATTTCCTTGTTCAAAGAAAAGGAGAACAGCATCATGAGAATGGTTTATAGAGCAAGAGTTATCGACAAGGCCGATTTCGACAAGGTTTTGTTCGAACAGTATTCACTGAACAAGGAAGCGTTGCAGATGCAACTAAACGAAAGATACGCTCATTATACCTTTGTTGAGAAGGAATATAGAGATGCCATCGTCAGTGAAATGACATTTTGGCCGCTCGATAAAGCGGTTCGTTATTGAGAGTAAGGGGGGCCGCAAGGCCCCTCTTTTTTAATGGATATCCCCCTTAGGGTTGGCTTTCTCTGAATTTGCGAGAGCCTCAGGGGATGTTTTCATTTCATGGTATGAAAAGCAGTTTGAGATATGTTCGGTCAAGTTTGCCGAAAGGATGAGAAGTTGACGAAAGGTAAGACGGGAAACCGCGTCTAGAGCGTCTTTCATAGCTTTTTCGTGATTAATCATTAGAATTGTACTCCTCAAGGTTTGTAATGTGCATGCGCCAGTCAGTGAACTGCCAGTGCGCAGGATCATAGAATTTTTTCCAATCACCGCCCCAATCGAGTTTGAGGCCCTGAGTGGAAGCAATTTCTTTACCGATTCGCCCAGAGAGCGCCCAGTAGTCATCGCCCGCCTTCCAATGGAAATGCGCGTGCACGATATCGACAGCCGCACCGCGTTGGTGTGGACCGTCAGACAGTTGACTATGGCCCATGTCGCGGAGCTTTTTTTGTAATGTAGGAGACCGATAGGCAGTGTGAACGTAGACGGGAATTTGCATGTCGCGCATCCGTTTACGCAAAGTATCGGAGAACTTTATAAGCCTAGCGTCGGTCAGGTGCCAATCGGCACGGTGAGAGAGTTTAAGGAAGTGTTCGCTTGTGAAGTAAGACGGTACGTCTTGATATTTCTCAAAGCGAGGATCAGGTCTAAATTGATGAACCTCACGACCGCGAGCGGCGGCCATGAGCTTTGCAATAGTTGTCCTAATATGTTTCATACGATGCCTTTCAGTTATGCGTATAGCGCATAACTCTAGATCTAGAGTTATGCGCTGGGGTCATGGCTGCGATCGCAGCCTATTCTGTAACCTCATTAGGGATTACAGGTTCGTCCGTGACTGGATCGGTGACACCTTGAACGGGTGCAGGATCGGGATCAGGTTCAGGCTCTAGCATAGCGGCTTTCGCCGCTTCGCCTTTTAGCGCTTCACTACGCATAATTGCGAGTTCAGCTTTGTACGCTTGTTTCATCTCACGAACAGCCCGTGTAACCGCGATTTCCGCAGGAGATAATTCGGGCCGCTTGTCGAGATTAGTAAGCGTAGGAGCGTCGTTTTTGTGAGGCTTATGCGGAGGCGCATAGACAAACGCCGCTTTAGTAGATTTGAACTGATAGCCGCTATTGGGAAGCGTCACGTCGAATTCTGTGCCGTGTCCAACGAGCGTTTCGCGCCCGTCTTTGACAACGTAAATAGCACCAGCCTCGACAAGTTTCACTTTCAGTTCCAAGGGGGCAACCGCCAGCGTGTTCGCTTTAACGGATTGCCAGTTTTCGGGGATCAGTTTCATGGTTGTTCTGCCTTTACAGTTAGAAATTCTGAATTGTCTTCAACAAGTTCATCACCAAATTGAGTGATACCAGTAATGGTAAGTTGCTGCATCAAAGCGACTTCGCAACAATCATTCGCTGGAACGCTAAAGACGTCTTGTGGGAAGGGAGAAGGACAGAGCCAAAAATCGTTATTCATAGTTGGATCAACGATATCAGGTTGCCAGATAGCCGTGCGAGCGGCCGTGTTAGGAGTGCCCGGAGTTGTTTGGAGGAATTCCCCGCCGAGGCGAGTAAATTCACGCCGCCATTTGGCATTCATGGGTTCATATGCGGCAATGCCCGCAGGAGTAGTATGTTTTACGTCCCAACGTCTTAGAGTTGCTACGTCAACAGGTTCAACGCGTTGAACGTCGCGTAACGCATTTGGAAGGTCATCCGCCGACGAGACATAAAGATATTCGTCAGACTGGCGCTCGTATAAGCGTTCGGGCATGATTTCCAGCGTCGCCAACATGTGGCCGCCATACTCCGCACGCGGAATATTAATGGACAGTGAAACGTTAGCCTGTCCAGTTGTGACCGAATCGTCCAAATTGGCCGCATCGGTCGCATGACGTTCAGTTTGACCGAATACAACCGTTTTATTATCAAGCAGCCAAGGCCGATTAAACAATTCTTGCGGCACTTGATAGCCTTGCATCAATTCGGAAACGATAACGTCGTCGTTATTGAAGCCAGAAAAGTTAGTGCCAGCGTAGGACGCCATCATTTTAGCGAAGGCATTTGTAGTCCGCGCTTTATCAATGTCGGCAAGCGTTGTCACAATAGTTTGAGCCGCCATATCGGCGTAAAGCTGATCAGGATCGGTCGTTTCGATCCCGACTTGAGACACATCTTTAGTTCCGGCATACGCGGTACCGTCTGGATTGCGACCCGCAATGGCACCTTGTCCGTCGCCGGTGACATAATAGCCCGTCAAAGGCATCTGACCAGCAGAGACATCAAGATCAAGAGCGCCAGTAACAAGCGCACTTTCATAATCGGCAACCATGGTATGCATACGGCCACGAGGCCAGAAAGCAGGTTTTAATTGTTTCCACGACTGAAGACCAGTGCCCGCCTCGCTAATATATTCATACCGCGCCATTTTAGAGCTATGCGCAGCCAGCCTAAAATTTTGGATAACAGTATAAGCGTCAAAAATATCACCGTTGACAGTACCAGCAGTCTCAACTTGAAGGCCCAAAGTTTGATAAATCTCTGTCAGATTAGCAACGGACGAACTAATACCAGTATAGTATAGATTCGGAGGTGTACGAGCAGCAGCACCAAGTTCAGTGATATTAGTTCCATGATATGAATGAGTATATTCATCCAAACCAGAGAAATACGGAAGAGCAGGCCGCGGCACAAACCAAGCTTGAGCACGCGCAATAATAGCGTTGTTAACAGGTTTAGGCATTTCAGCCAGTTGAAGCATCATATTGATGCGACCAGAACAGCTATCACCGCGAAAGAGCGGCGCTTGTGCAACGACGTTTACAACGCCAGCTTTTACGCTCGTAAGCGTAGAAGTGTTATCAGGTCGCCGTGTCATGTTATACTGCACGGGTGCAGCGTTTTGTCTTACAGCCATTTTTTTAGTTTCCTTCTAAGGTTTGCTTGAAAGCATTAGTTTGAAGTTGCTGCCACATGGGCAAGTTAGTGGGAGTTACAATGCGCGGAGGTTCAGACCGAACCCACGCGTTATCATCCATGAAGGATTGATTTTGTTGACCGATAGTAGGTCCATCCAAGGACCGATTGATAAAGCTATCAGGATTTTTTAAACGCGCATACGTGCGGATCAACGCACCAGACGCCATTTCGTCGAGATCAGGACCGACAGGAACGTCTAAATCCTGACCACCGTCAGTTTGGTAAGTTTCTTCGACGTTAGTAATCTGTTTATCAACACGTTCAGAATCATCTGAGGTAGTTTCAACAACCGAAGACCCAACTTGCGAAGTTAGAGAGGAAGAAGCAATACGACCCATTCGGGCCGTATCCGCATTAATATTTGCAAGTTGAGCCTCAAACATTCGTTTATCGTCAGCAGCACGTTGCGTTCCTGTCAGGTAATTATCGATTTTATCGAAAGCGTTAGACGCCGCGGTAAAGGAATTAATCCGAGGACCTTGAACGCCAGCAACGCCAGCGCCGGAGCGGATTGCTTCGAGAGGATGAATGCCCGCTGCGCGGGCATTAGCAACGATCTTACGAAGATCGGTGTAGACGGGTTTTGCTTTTGAAGGCCCTTTGATGGCCCCGATCAAACCCGTGACAGCAGAAAGGCCACCGATGAAACTCATTAAATCACCCCCGAAGCGGAGCACAGTTGATTATGGACCGTCGGCCATTGGGTAAGGATGAAAGCGCCCGCAGCGGAAGTGAGAGCGATAACAAGACGATTGAGAAGAACGTCGGTAAGAATTTTCATTTGCAACCCTTTTTTGCTTTCCAAGGAACGAAGCGAGACCCGCCGTTTCCTTTGTTTGAATTTGGGCGACCGCAGTCAAGTGCATCACGTTTGACCGCAGTCGCTTTAACCGCCGCTGGTTTTTTTGTGCGGTCGGTTTTTTCTTTGCGGACGGTTGTTTGTGTCTGGGAGGGAGACACAGCCCGCAAAGGTTTTGGGCGCGGTTGTGATGCTAAGGCACGCGCCCGTTGTGTTTGGGGAGACGATGGCAGATTGCGCGGTTGAGTTCTTGGTAGAACGCGCGAAGCTGGTCGCGGTGCTGGTGGTCCAGCAGGGGCGGCGATTGTTCGATCTGTGCGATCTGACCTTCTTGCCATGCTAACAGCCAATCTTTTTCATCGTTGGACGCGTCAGGCACATAGGGCTTGTAAAGCAAGCGACGAGTGCGCAGAGCGTCAGTGAGTATGTCATGCCTTTCTTGTACGGTGAGATTTTCCCATTCGTCAAGTGCTTTCGAACGTATCCACCTTAAACGGGCGTTATATATCCATTCGTGACAAGGTTTGTCGATCATTTCGGGCCAGTGATCAAACATAGTTTGAAAGAAGATTAGTTCTTGTTTGCCCGTAATCGAGTAATTTACGTCAGGATTACCGCCAGGAGGCATGAATTTAAGATCATAGGGCATGATCTTGTTTGAGGCATGTTTCACAGCCATTTTTTTTACGTACTCGGTCCCCATAGGGGGAAGCCGAGAGTACGAGACCCACGCTTGAGCAGTGGGATTGTTTTTTTGCCGTTCCTTTTCGGAAACGGCTTTTGTGAGATATTTCGCGATATAGCGTATGGAGCGTTCACCTTGCGCGAGTTCCGCGAAGGTATAGCCCCATCGCCAAGCGGGCATATATTGATAGTTTTTTTTTAGTTTCGGTATCGGGGGAGGCATCCCCGTGCCCATAAGGAGAACGTGGAAATGGCTACGCCCTTTTAATTCCCCGTACTCCCCAGCGACAAGATACCGAGCATTTGAGCCAATATTAGTTTTGTTTTTGCGGTCTTGTGACCGCATTTGAGAGCGGACGTTGCGCATAAATTCTTGAAAATCTGCCTTGCAGATGAATTTAGCAGCGTTATCGCCCCACGGATGTTCCGTGAGGCGTTGAGGATCGTAGGTCAAGGTAAGCATATAAGACCAGTCGACGGTTTCTTGTTCCATGAGAACCTTACCGACTAGGGCTGAAACCCGATTTTTTGTGCAAGCCCAGCACTTGCGGCATGGGACTTCACGAGGAGTTAGCGAAGGTTTGCCTTCGACATAGATACGGGTTGGTTTGACACACATTACAGAGGGCCTATACCGTTGTTGTACCAACAAATGAGAATGATAGCGACAGCTACCACAA